CGGATTTGATGATCAACCATTTGCTGTCGGGGACGAAGTATATGTTGAGGGTATACAGAGAATTGGTGAAGCAGGTATTGGTACATTAAGCGGTGGAATCTCTACAACTACAACAGTAGAGGGAACTGGTTATAATTCTGATAATTATAATTATTCCTTCTTTGATGTAATTGACTATACTGCAGGAACACAGTGTATCGCTGTGTTTAGTTTAGCAGGAGTAACGACTAATCCAGGTATTGCTAAAACATTCCAATCAGGTTATGCAACCCTTATTAATAAGAAAAAATATCCTGTAATAGAACCAGTTCAAACAAGAGGTGTGTTTGAATTAAAAGAAACATTAATTATTGATAATGTTGTTACTGACTTAAAAGTAATTGAGGTAAGAAATGATTATATTAAAATTGATGGTAAATATAAAATTAAAAAAGGTGATCGAATTAAGGGTGAGTTAAGTAACGTATCCGCTGAAATTACAAGTATCGCTGATAATCAAGCAAAATTCACCACTGATTTTTCAAATAGACAAGAATATGGTTGGTTAGATGATATAGGTAAGTTAAATGAGGATTATCAAGTTATACCTGATAATGACTATTATCAAAACTTATCTTACACAGTAAAGAGCTCGATTGAATGGGATAAATTTGTTAATCCTGTGAATCGTTTAGTTCACCCATCTGGACTAAAGAATTTTGCAGATACTTCAGTTGTATCTAACTTAAAAGTTGGAGTTGGTGAAGTTCGTGAATCAAATCAAACTGTTGTTCTTGATGTTGGTAATATACTTGAACTTAGAGATAAACAAAGAGTTGATGCCATTAATAATTTTGATTTTGCAAGAGATTTTGATACTAGAGTCAATGGTTCTAAATTCTTAACAATTAAAAATAAATCATTAACAGATTTTACAAGATGTAAAACAAACAGAGTACTAGTTCATGATGATATTAGTGATAGATTTTCTAGTGAAGGTTTTGAAAGCACAAATACAATAATTGAACCTCTTATAGAAGATTTTGGGCATTACTTAGTACAAATTGTAGATCCTGATACGTTTGATTCTCAATTCTCAGAATTAGTTACACTAACAACAGAAAAAAATGCATTTTTACTTGAAAAAACAACTGATTTTACTTCCGTTAAATTAGGTGATTTTAATACTGAAATACTACCGACTGGAACAAAAAATTTAGTTTTTGAACCAACTGAAAAATTCTTAAAAGATCATGATATTAAAATTCTTAAAATAGATTTCAATACTGATTTAACAGGCATAGGAACAAATGGAATTGGTAGTGTAGATTTAACTGGTGTAAACTCTGGAGTGGGTTCCACAACAATTGGATTTACAACTTCTACAATTCTTGAAATACCTACCTTTGACTTCAATTCTCTATATGCAACAATATTTGTTCAAGATAGTGTAACAAAAGAAATAAATTATAGTGAAGTAATAGTTGATTATGATGGCACAGATACAACTATTGCTGAAACATATGTTGACTCAAAATCTGGATTAAGTAATAGTATAGTTGGTGTAGTAACTGCAAGAGTTGAAAATAATCTTGTTAAGTTACAAATAGAGAATGATAGGGTCAATACACTTGATGTAAGGTCAAATGTTGTTGGACTAGGTTCAACTGCAACTGGGATAGGTACATATCGTTTCTCTGTATCAGGACAACCTGAAGGTGCTGAAAGAAGTGCAAGATTAGAATCAGGATATGTTACTGGAACTGCAACTACAATTACATATGCAACTCTTAATAAACTAATTGATACAACCTCAAAATCTCTTGTTAGAGTATCTTGTGGTGAAACATCTGCAGTCCATCAGGTAATATCACTAAGGGATGATGATGATATTTTAACTGTTCAATATCCATTCGTATCTGCAGGTTCAACAACTGGTATTGGAACATTTGGTGGTGAGATAAGTGGTAATAATATAAATTTAAGATTCTATCCTGATGCTGAATTTGATTCTCTAATTGAAATACAATCATTCAATCAAATTTTATATACTGCAAACGATTTTGAAAATACACCTCCTGATTTGAAATATGGAACAGTTGATCAAAGAGTATTCTTAACAACATATGATGGTGCTGCTGGTTTAAGAGCAAATAAAAAAGACTTCGTACTAAAACACGAAGAAGTGCCTATTTACTCTAAGACATTCAATCCTGTTGGAACAATTAGCACTACAACAAGTGTAATTGATATTTCAAGTCACTTCTTTAATACAAACGAAGAATTAACATATACACCAGAATCAACATTCATCGGTGTTGCAGGTACAGCAATTTCTATAGGTTCTACAGCAAATACCTCTGGTGTTGTTACAACAATTTTACCAAGCACTGTCTATGCGAAAGTATTAGATGAAAATAGATTTGAATTATATACAAGACCTGAGTATGTTGCAACTGGAAATCCTGTAACATTTACTGGAACAGGTTCAGGTAATGCTCATAAACTCACTATGAGAAAACAATTGACCAAGACTCTTATCGGTCTAGATGGTGTTGTTCAACAACCAATTACATTCACATCTATTACTCATAATTTCGGTGTATTTGATGGATTTACATACAATAATAGTATTGGTATTGGTTTATCACAATTTGTTCTAAGTGGCATAAGTTCAATTCAACCAACTGACTTTCTTAAGTTGAATGGTGAATACATGAAAGTTACTGAAGTTGGATTCTCAAGCACTCCAACTGGTGTTATCAATGATTCTGCAGATGTAGCAGCTGGTATCGCTACATTACCAGTAGTAAAAGTTGATAGGGGTCAACTAGGAATAGCACAGACATCACATTCAGCGAATGATGTTGCTAGAGTTCATAGAGGTGCATTTAATATTGTTGATAGTACTGTATTCTTTGCAGATCCACCCAAAGGTAATAACAGGTCAAGAAGAGACGAAACTAATTTACCGTTTGTGAAAGCAAACTTTAGTGGTAGAACCTTCCTTAGAAGTGATTATACAACTAATATGTTGTTTGATGATATATCAGATAACTTTACAGGTATAGGTAAGACATATTCGTTAACAGTTGGTGGTGCTAATACATCTTCAGGTATTGGACTCGGTAATGGTGTATTATTCATTAATGGTGTATTCCAAACTCCTTTGACTGCAAATAATACAGGTAACAATTACGAATTCAAAGCAGATACAACTGCTGGTATATCAACGGTTGAGTTTACAGGTATTACATCCACCAACGGTGATTTTATCGTATCGGAATTTGATATAAATCAAAACCAAGTCCCAAGAGGTGGTCTGATAGTATCATTAGGTTCAACACCTGGTCTTGGGTACGCTCCATTACAAGGTGCTAAGTATAAAGCATTTAAAGATGCAAATGGTGGAATTACAAGTGTTGTCGGTATCGCCACATCATCAGGATTTAACCTTGGTATACAAACTGCTGCTTATGATAATATATCTGGTATTATTACTGTAACTACTGAAAAAGTACACGGTTTTGCTCTTGAGAGACCTAATACAGTTAAACTTAAGGGATTAGAATTTGTATGCCCAAAAACTGTAGTTGGCACAGTGACCAATGCAACTTATAATCCTGCCAATGGTGATTTAGTATTAACAATCGCAAATCACGGTTTAGTAAACGGTGATGCAGTCATTCTTAAAACTGGTGGTATTTGTTTCACTTGTGATAAAGATAGTAATGCAACAGTCCATTGTTATCCTCGTGCAACTGACCCTGCTGCAAATCAATACCTAACAGTAAGTAACGTAACTACAAACACATTCAAAATAAATGTTGGTGCGTCTGCTCCAAGTGACCAGTATGTACATACATTTGATTCTGCAGCTGCTGACGCTGTTAAGACAATTGGTGGTGGTGGATATGTTGGAGTAACAACAACAATCTTCCAAGACCATGAGAGACCATTATTTGTTGTTGGTATAGTTTCTGATAGAACATTTGAAGTTCAAGCAGGTGCAAGTACAATCCCACATACTTATCAAGGTGGTGGACACGCATTTGAATTTTTTGAAGATCTTACATTCGGTTCTGGTTATAGAAGTCCTGTATCAATAGGTGTTACAGACCAAGCATATGTACATCGTTTTGTCAGTGCGGGTATTAATTCGATTCGTAAGGGTAACTTTGCTGCCACAGGAGCAAATGCATTTACTGCAACAAACGCTGTATATACATCACACTCAGGAAAATTAGTTCTTACAATTCCAAATCACGGATTATCTACTAGTGATACAGTTGGAATTGATACTGGTGGATTAGTATTTAAATGTTCAAAAGACAATTTCTTCTCAAATCACCCATATCCTCGTGCTATATCTAAGACAAGTTTCCCTAACTCTGATCCTATCGCTGGAATACAAACAGCAATCACTGCAGTAACAACTAATACAATTACATTAAACGTTGGTGCTGGAGGTGGTGGTGGAACAGGTGCAGAGATTTCTGCAGTAGTTGGTGCGGGTGGTACATTAGCATTAACAATAACTTCATCTGGTTCTGGTTATGTAAATCCCGAAATAATTATTCCTGAACCAAACTACGATAACTTATCTGTGATTGGTATATCAAGACAAGGAATAGGTGCTACAACTGACACAGGTTCAAATTTATTAGTTGATGTTAAAGTAAGTGCAGCTAAAACAACCGTCGGTATTGGTTCAACAACATTTGAAATTTCTGAATTTTCTATTGCAAGACCTGGACATTCATTCAAAGTTGGAGATAAATTTAAACCAATTGGTTTAGTTACTGCTGCTCATCTATCTGCTCCAATCAACGAATTTGAATTAGAAGTTGTAAGTACATTTACTGATAAGTTTTCTGCTTGGCAGTTTGGAGAATTAGACTTTATTGACTCTATTCGTAACTTACAAGATGGTGTAAGAAAGAGATTCCCACTGTTCTTTAATGGACAATTACTAAGTTTTGAGAAAGATTTAACAAATTCACGCTCTCAGTTAATCGATTTAAATGCAATTCTCTTAATATTTGTCAATGGTGTTTTACAAAAACCAAGCGAAGCATATCAATTTGAAGGTGGTACAACATTTGAATTTGAAGAAGCACCTAGACCAGAAGCAAAGGTAGACATCTTTTTCTATAAAGGTCAAGAAGGAGTTGATGTTGATGTTGCTGATATTCAACAAACTGTTAAGATAGGTGATGAAGTCAGATTGTTTAAACATCCTGTAGGTGTAACAACATCACAACAAACAGAGAGAACATTAAACACTCTACTAGGTGCAAAACTTGTAGAAACAGACATTTATACAGGTGCTGGTATTGATGAAACAAATGATAAACCATTTAGATGGACAAAACAAAAAGTTGATATAATTTTAAATGGTAAGAAAATTGATAAATCAAGAGAAATATTAGAACCACAAGTTTACCCCACTGCGAAAATTATTGGTGATTTGACTTCAACATCAGGTGAGGGTAACACAAACGGTATATTTGTAGATGATGCGGAAGTATTTTTCTATGAAAAAGGAGATCATTTATCATCAAGTGCACCTAATGAAAGTGATGGTGATTACAATCTAGCATTTAGTTCTGTTGATGCGTTAATCACACCTGGAGAAATAAGTGTAGGTGCTGCTGCAACTGCCATTGTATCTGCTACTGGAACTATTTCACAAATAGATATTACAGATGGTGGATCTGGTTACAGTGGAACTGCTTCTATAAAAATTAGTGCACCACCTCATATTGGAGTTGGTATTGGAACCACAGCGGTTGCTACTGCAACAATCACAAATGGTGTCATAGCGTCTGCAACTGTAACTAATCCTGGTTTAGGATATTCAGCTCTCACACCACCACAAGTAATAGTTGAATTACCTCCATTCCAAACTGAAAAAATGACCTCAATAAGTAATGTTGAAGGTTTCACTGGCATTATTACTGGTATTACAACTACAACTGGCACAGGCACTCATCCTCTTGCACTAAAATTCTTCTTTAGGGCAGATAAGGCAGCGAATAGTTTACTCCAAAACTATCCAGTATTCATCACTGATACAACGGTTGGTAATGGAGTTACTTCTATTAATGATTCAGATGCAGCAGTAGTCGGTATTGGGACTACTTTTGTTGATAATATTTACATAGTAAATGATGTTAATACTTTGGGTGAAGCAGGTGAAATTACTTGTAATATTCATACAAATAGCAGTTCATCTGTTTTAGGCATAGCAGTTACTGGTAATTTCAATAATACTAATCCAGGTATTGCTACCCATTTAGGTCGAATTACTTGGGGAAGATTATATAATGCAACTCGAAATGCTAATCCAATTTCTATTGGTGTCACTGGGTTGACAATTAATTCAGGATTAACAACATTCCCAACTATCCAAAGAAAGAACTATTCTGTAGGTTCTCTAAGAGGTCTGAGATCATCAGGTGCAATTAGAGTGTTTGGAATTTGATTCTATTTCCTCTATAAATAAAAAGAAAAAGTTTAAATACAATGTCAGCGATAATTACTGATCAATTTAGAATTCTGAATGCTAACAACTTTGTTGAGTCAGTAGAAAATACAAATAATTCATATTACGTGTTTATCGGTCTACCAAATCCTGCAGGAACTGCAACATTGGTAGGTTATGGTAGATCATCTGATTGGAACACTAGCACTCCAGCACCAACAGATAGTTTTTCATATCGTAAACATACAGGTGATACCATGATGTTTGGTAAGAAAATATCATCTGCAAATATAAGAAGAATAATAAGAAGAGTAGATTGGGTTGCTGGAAGTAGATATGAAATTTATAGAGATGATTATAGTGTAGAAAATCCAAGTCCTTTAACACAAGCAAATAGATTATACGATGCGAACTACTACGTACTTAATTCCGACTTTAAAGTTTACGTTTGTATTGATAATGGATCAAC